CAACAGAAGAGTGGAGTTCTAGCTCAAATGTGGTAAAAACTTTAACAGATTAATAAAAGGAGAAAACTATGGCAAAAACATATCAATACTGTGTAGCAGAAAACTGGGGAAAGGGTTTCATCGATCATGTTGAATCTCAAAGAATCACGTTTGTAGGCTATCCTGGAAATGTTTGGCAAGTTCCTGCATACAACAAACACGGTAATCTTTGGGTTGCTAAAGTTGCAGGTACTGTAAAAACAAAAGACGAGGCACAGGCGATTGTTGATGCAGAGGTTCAAGCAGCACAAGCTGCGTGGGATGCTTTACCTGATGCTGACAAAGCACCAGCAGTAGAGACTAACACAAGACCTACTGACATAACATTAGAGGAGTAAAAATTTAAATGGCTACGTATTTAGGCACACATGGTAGTAAAATACAGAACTACACTACGGATCCCGATAATCCGAATACGGGAGAGGTGTGGTATAATGATACGGCCAACACATTAAAGTTTCAACATCCTAATACTACTACAACTGGTTCATGGGCCACAGCTAACACTATGAATACTGCTAGACGAAGGTTAGCAGGTGCTGGTTCTTACACAGCAGCATTGGCTATTACAGGTACAGCGGATCCACCACTTTACGCAAATACAGAATTATTTACTGGAGGAGCTTGGACTGAAGTTAATGATGTAAATACTGCTAGAGAAGAAACTGCTGCTGCAGGAAAAACTAGCACAAGTGCTTTAGTTTTTGGAGGAAACGATCCATCAAGATCAGCTGCATCAGAATCTTGGAATGGAACTTGTTGGTCAAATACTCCTAGCATGACTACTGCAAGAGGAGAAGTAGCAGGTTGTGGTGCTAGTAATACTTCAGCTTTAGTTTTTGGTGGTTTAGAACCAGCTGCTTCAAATAAAACAGAATTATGGAATGGATCATCTTGGGCAGAACAAAGTGGTGATTTAAATTCAGGAAGAGGTGCTTTAAGTGGAGCTGGAATAGCAACTTCTGCTTTAGCTTTTGGTGGTTATTTACCTCCTGGGTATCAAACACTAACAGAATCTTATAATGGAACTAGCTGGGCAGTAAGTACTGTAATGAATACAGGTAGAGGTTATGCGGCAGGGTGTGGTGCTAGTAATACAGCTGCATTAGTTGCAGGTGGAGCTACACCTCCCAAAACAGCAAACGTAGAATTATGGAATGGTTCTACTTGGACTGAAACTACTAATTTACCAACAGGCAGACAAAATCATGCAGCAGGAGGAAACTCAACAAACGCTTTATTCTTTGCTGGATTAGCTCCATCTTTAACAGGAACTTCTGTAGAATGGAGAGGTGCAGGTGCACCAGTTGGGGCTTGGTCTACAGGTGGTAATTATAATAATGCTAGAAGAGTAGCAGGTGCAGCGGGAACATCTTCTTCAGCTGCAATAATGTTTGGTGGAACACCTTCTCCATTAAAAGCTAAAACAGAATCTTATAACGGAACAGCTTGGACAAATGTAAACGATTTAAATACTGGAAGAAGAGATATAGCAGGAAACGGAAGTCAATCAGCAGCTATAGCTTTTGGCGGAGATGCTCCTCCTTATGTTGCGGCAACAGAAATTTGGAATGGAAGTAGTTGGGCAACATCTCCAGGAAGTTTAACTAGCGCTAGAGCTTACATGGCATCAGCTATATCTGGAACATCAACAGCAACATTAGGGTTTGGAGGTTATACTACTCCACCCGTATCTCTGTCAGCGTTAACAGAAAGATGGAATGGAAGTAGTTGGGCAGAAGTAGGTGATTTAAATACTGCTGTGGCTAACCATGGTGGTTTAGGTACTCAAACAGCAGCGCTTTCTTTTGGTGGTTCAATTCCTGCAACTACAAATCATTCGGAATATTGGAATGGAACAAGTTGGACTGAAACAGCTACTTTAAATACTGCAAGAAATGCTGCGGCAGGAGCAGGCACAACATCATCAGGATTAGCTATTACAGGAACGGTACCACCTCAAACAGCAGTAGTAGAAGAATGGAATGGAGCTACTTGGACAGAAGTTGCAGACGTATCTAAAGGAAGAACAAATTCAATAGGAACAGGAAGTACTACAAGTGCTATAAATGCTGGTGGCGAACTTGCTCCTGGAACATTAGATGATTCTTCAGATGAATGGGTCAATACATCAAGTTCAACTAAAACAATAACTACGGATTAATTATGGCAACATACAAAGAAATTAAAGGAACACAAATTGAAGTCTTAGCATCAGACCCATCGAATCCTGTTGAAGGACAAGTTTGGTATAATTCAACTTCTAACGTTGTAAAAGGTCTAGCAGCTACGACTGTTGGAGCTTGGGCAACTGGTGGTACTTTAAATCAAGTTAGAGATCAAGCTGCAGGTTCAGGAACTACAACATCAACATTAGTTTTTGGTGGAGGACCACCTAATAAAGCACAAACTGAAAAATATAATGGAACTAATTGGACTGAAGTTGCAGATTTAAATACTGCTAGAAGAGGAATAGCAGGAGCAGGGGCTGACAACACATTAGCATTAGCTTTTGGTGGAGGCACACCTTCATCATCAGCAACAGAAGCTTGGAATAATACAAGTTGGACTGCGGTAAATTCTTTAAATACAGCAAGATATTTTTTAGGTGGAACTGGAGTTAAAACAGCAGCTTTAGCTTTTGGTGGAACAATAGATCCTCCAAATACAAACATAACAGAAAAATGGAATGATACCTGTTGGTCAGAAGTTGCGGATTTAAATACAACAAGAGCTGGTTTAACAGGAGCTGGAGTTGTAAATTCAGCATTAGCTTTTGGAGGTGCATCTCCAGTAACAGCAGCAACAGAATCATGGAATGAAACTTGTTGGACTACGGTAAATTCTTTAAACACTGCAAGAGTAGGTGCAGGTGGAACTGGAGCATCTAATACTTCAGCGATAGCTTTTGGTGGTGGAGTACCGTATCCGTCAGCCCCACCTCCTACAGTTCCTTCAACTAAAACCGAAGAATGGAATGGATCTAGCTGGAGTGAGACAACTGATTTATCAGTATCAAGAGCTTATATAGCAGGTTCAGGAACAAAAACTGCTGCATTAGCAAGTGGTGGAAGTGATAAAAATAATACAGAAGAATGGACAGGTGCAGGTGCACCTCAAACAAGAACATTTACCGACTCATAAGACTTGTAATATATTTTAGATAGTATATATTAGTCTTAACTATAAAGGATAAAGCTATGAAAAAAGACGTTAAAGAAGTTATACAACAAGAAGAAACTCATTTAAATAATTTATTAGAACCATCTGATCTTAAAGATTTTAAAGGTATGGTAGATGAGTTAAGAGATACATGGACCAAAAAACAAATGTTTCGAACAGAAACAGAAGCAAGGTTTTCTGTATTACAAGATAATAGATACCCAACTAAAGCTGCTAAGTATTGGCAATGTGTCAGAGAACAATCATCATATTTAGATAATTTAATGCATTTGTCTTTTGATTATAGAAGAAATGACGCAAAAATTACTTGGTTAGAAGGTAAAATTAATAAAGAAGAAGATGATTATAAACGAACTAAATATCAAATAGATTTAGATGAAGCTAAATTTGGTAAAGCATCTATGGAAAAAGTTGCAAGACATAGAATGCGTGAAATTAAAATGTGGTCTAAATTAAAAGGTGAATTTAATGACGGATCATTTAATGACAAAGATGTTAACGTTCACCAACTAGAATCATACGGTATGCAATACCATGAAAAATCAAAAGCATTAAATGAAAACTCTAGTGAAGCAGAAATATTTAATGTAATGGGTCAGCTACAATCATTACAAAGAATTAAAAAGTCTGGTGAATTAGAACAAAGTTATCAAGAGAAAGAAAAAATTGAACAACATGGAAAAACCAAAGTTTGATTTTATATTTTTAGGTCAATCAATTTTAAAATGTCAAGTTCCGTTAGATATATATAAATCTATTAATGAAATATATGAACAAAACTTTTATAACCTTGCACCCGCTAATGGTCAGTTAGTAGGTAAAATAGAAAATGAACATTCTTTATTTTACCATGGTCAAGACCAATCTAAAATGAAAAACCACAATATGTTACCAAGAGATGTAACAAATTATTTTTTTGAAACATTTAATTACTATTTAACATTTAATAAAATAAAAGATTATGAGTTACATCTTAATTCTATTTGGGTTAATGAAATGAAACAACACGAATATAACCCTGCACACGTTCATAGAGGAATGTTATTTACAGGACTATCTTCTGTTATGGTTTTAAAATTACCATCTACGTTTGGTAAAGAATACTCAGCAGAACATATACAACAGAATGGAAGACTACAGATATTAGGTGCAGCCAATGGTCAGTTTGCAAAAATAGATTATCAACCTCCAATGAATATTGGAGATTTTTATATTTTTCCATATGATATGAGACACTGTGTATATCCTTTTAATGGAACTACTGAGACTAGACGAACACTTGCTGCAAACTGTGATGTACAGTTTGACCCAATTAAAAATAGAGGAGCAATATGATAACAGAACCACGTTGGAGATCTTTTATAGTTGAAACTACACAACCAATTTTTACACCAGAACAATGTCAAATGATTATTCAAGCTGGACGTGCAGAACCTAGAAATGATGCTTATGTTGGAAATGAAAAAGGAATTAAAGGTGGAAAGATAGATACTAAAACAAGAACCTCACACATTAGTTGGATACCATTTACAAAAATGACTGACATGTACAAAGACATAGAACGTATTATGAAAACCACTAATGGTAATCATTTTGGTTTTGATGGAATGCAAATTACAGAACTAGCACAATACACAGAATATCCTGAAGGTGGGTTTTATGAATGGCATGTAGATAATGATATAAACATGCAACATGAACCACCAATAAGAAAAATATCTATGACTTGTTTACTTTCACCTGAGTCAGAGTTTGAAGGTGGTGATTTAGAATTAATGGCTGAAGGTAAAGTTGCAAAAATAAAACAAGGACATGCTGTGTTCTTTGCATCATTTATTAGACACAGAGTAAAACCCGTAATACGTGGTAATAGAAAATCTTTAGTTATGTGGTTTGGAGGCACACCATTTAAATAATGCATAGAGATTTACATTTTCCAACACCTATCTATATTGCAGATATAGAACATCCAACTCTTAACCAAGAATTGGAAAGAGATATTGTAGCTTGGTCTAATAAAGACAAAGGAGTAATTAGAACTAATGTACAAGGTTGGCATTCAACTACTAACATGCATCAGTTATCTCAGTTTAAAAAATTAGTTAACATGTTGTACGCCTGTCAAAAAACAATTTATGAACAAGAGCATTTAGATAGTGAACCTTTCTTAGGTAATATGTGGGCTAATATAAATCCACCAGGTGGTATGAATAGGGCTCATCAACACCCTAATTCATTATGGTCTGGTGTATATTATGTAAAAACTCCTAAAAATTCTGGACAGTTAAAAATAGATGATCCACGATCATCAGCTGCAATGGTTAGACCAAATCAAAAAAAGGGTCCAGTGCCTCCACGATTATATAGAGAAACACATTATGAACCTATTGCAGGAAGATGTATTATGTTTCCATCTTGGTTAATGCATTGTGTTGATCCTAACAATTCTAATGATATAAGAATATCAGTGTCATTTAATTTTTTACAGAAAGGTATGTTTGTATGAGAGTACACAAAGATCAAATAGTATTTAGAGAAAATCATTTAAAAACAGAAAAAGGTAGAATGCTTCAAACAAGAAATGAAAAATGGAAAAAATTAAAAATAGACATAGAAAAAAATGGTATAATTAATCCTTTAATATGCACTGAAAAAGACGGCAAATACAGATTATGTATGGGAATGAGAAGATTTATTGCAGGATGTTTGTTAGGTATAGAATATTATGAGATAGAAGTAGTGCCTAATGAAGAAGTAGATACGCTTGTAAACCCGACAAAAAAATATCAAACAAAACATAAAGATGGAACAGACATTTCAAAATAATAAATACCAAGTAATAAAGAACGCTGTATCATACGATCTAGCTAACTTTATATTAAACTACTTCTTACTTAAAAGAGATGCAGTTGATTTTATGTATAAACACAACATACACTCACAGTCCCCGATACTTGGAACATGGACCGATCAACAAATACCTAATACTTATTCATGTTATGCTGATTTTGCTATGGAAACTCTTATGGTTAAGATGATGCCTGTTATGAAAAAACACACTGGCTTAGATCTATGTCCTACTTATTCCTATGCTAGAGCATACAAGAAAGGTGATTGTCTACACCGACATAAAGACAGACCTAGTTGTGAAATATCTACAACACTTAATTTAGGTGGTGATCCTTGGCCTATTTTTATAGATGGCACCGGAGCAGATAATGTCATTAACGAAAGACAAAATGTTGTAAAACCTAATGCTCCAGCAGGCACTAAAGTCTTGCTTGAAGTGGGAGATATGCTAGTATATAGTGGATGTGAACTCGAACATTGGCGAGAGCCTTTTGACGGGAACATTTGCGGTCAAGTATTTCTACATTATAATCATGTAAATGGCCCATTTGCTGAAAAAAACAAATTTGACGGAAGGCCTATGTTAGGTCTACCGGCATTTGTAAAATAGTATTATAATGAGGTTATATGTTACAAAAATTAGGATTCTTACCAGGGTTCAACAAACAAGTTACATCAACAGGTGCTGAGTCTCAATGGACAGGTGGAGAAAATGTTCGTTTTAGATATGGTACTCCTGAAAAAATAGGTGGTTGGAATCAATTAGGAGAATCAAAACTTACAGGTGCAGCTAGAGGTTTGCATCATTTTGTTAATAAAGAATCTACTAAATTTGCAGCAATAGGAACAAATAGAATTTTATATATATACTCTGGGGGTGTTTATTATGACATACATCCTTTAGTTAATCCAACAGGAACAACTATATCAAATTGTTTTACTACAACCAATGGACAAAAAGAAGTTACTATTACATTTCCATCACCACATAGTTTTGTAGCTGGAGATATTATATTATTTAGTGATTTCTCAACTGCAACTAATTCTAATTATTCAGCATCAGATTTTGATGATGTAAAATATATGGTAACAAGTGTACCTAGTTCAGATACATTAACTATTACAATGGATAGTAATGAAACAGGTTCTGGTGCTACGACATCTGGAAGTGTTAAATATTATCAATACTATCACGTAGGACCTGCTGAACAGATAGGAGCTTTTGGTTGGGGTATTGCTTTGTGGGGTGGTTCTATTTTAGGTTCATTAACAACAACTTTAAATGGTTCTTTAGCAGATGACACTAATGGTAATAATAGTTCTGCTACAGAAATTACATTAGCTAGCACTACAGGTTTTCCATCATCAGGAACTAATTATATTCAAATAGGTGCAGAAGAAATATCTTACACAGGAATTACAGGAAATAAATTAACAGGAATTACTAGAGCAGCTAGAGGATCAACTCGATCTTTACATTTAAATGGTGCAACAGTTACTAACACATCTAGTTGGACTGGATGGGGATCAGCTGCAGCTAACACTGATAAAGTTACAGATCCTGGTCTATGGTCTTTAGACAACTTAGGATCAACATTAATAGCGTTGATACATAACGGAGAATGTTTTGAATGGGATGGTGATGCAACAAATGCAACATCAACAAGAGCAACTATTATATCAGGTGCACCAACAGCGTCACGTGATATGTTAGTATCTACTCCCGATCGTCACTTAGTTTTTTTTGGTACAGAAACAACTATAGGAAATAAAACTACACAAGACGATATGTTTATAAGATTCTCGTCTCAAGAAGATATTAATACTTACACACCTACAGCTGAAAACAGTGCTGGTACACAAAGACTGGCCGCCGGATCACGAATCATGGGTGCTAAACTTGGTAGAAATGCAATATATATTTGGACAGATACATCTTTATTTACCATGCGTTTTGTAGGAACTCCATTTACATTTGCTTATGAACAAGTAGGTACTAACTGCGGATTGATAGGTATGAATGCAGCGGTTGAAGTTGATGGTGCTGCGTATTGGATGTCTGAAAATGGTTTTTTTAGATTTACTGGTAAACTAGAATCAATGGACTGTTTAGTAGAAGATTATGTTTATGACGATCTTAACACTACATCTAATCAATTAATTTACTGTGGTATTAATAACTTGTTTGGGGAGATTACTTGGTTTTATCCAACAGCTACATCAAATGTAAATACTAGATCTGTTACATATAGTTATCTAGATTCAACAGCAAAACGTCCTATCTGGTTTACTAATGCAAGCACTTTGTTTCCTAGAACAACTTGGGAAGATTCATCTGTGTTTGGCTTACCTCATGCAACAAAATATGATGCTGGCACTGATACATCGTTTGACGTTAAAGGTAATACAGATGGAACTACTATTTATTTTGAACATGAAACAGGAGTTAATCAACAAGAAGCAGCAACAAATGCTGTTGCAATTCCTGCTAATATTACATCTGGTGATTATGATATTACACAAAAAGTTATAAGAGGAGCTGCAACTAACATGGCTGATCTTAGAGGTGATGGTGAAAATATTATGAGAGTTAGTAGAATTATTCCGGATTTTATATTTCAACAAGGAAATGCTATTGTTCAATTAGATTTAAGAAACTATCCTAATAATACAGCAGCAAGTTCATCATTGGGTCCTTTTACAGTAACAACTTCTACAAGCAAAGTAGATACACGTGCAAGAGCAAGAGCTATAGCTCTTACAATATCTAACACTGCTGTCGATACTAGTTGGAAACTAGGTACATTTAGATTAGACATACAAGCTGGAGGAAGAAGATAATGGCAAAAATAGTACAATCATTAACTAGAGCTAGTCCAGAATATGAAGAAGATGTAGCACAATCTTTAGTTAGAGATTTAGATGCTGTTCTTGAAAAATTAAACACAACGTTTCAAGAAGAATTAAAACAGGAGATAGAAGCTAGAAGTTTCTTTTTAGATTAATGGCAGTAGTAAATCAATATAAATTTATAGGTATAGATAACAGTACAAGTGGTAGTGCACTTACGCCATTAGGATCTGGCAATCCTTTAGTTAGTGAAACTTATGTTATTAAATCATTATTAGTTACTTCTGCTGGTACACCTAGTGTAACTGTTGTAAATAATAGTATTACAGCTATAAAATCAGTGCCTTTAACGGCTAATCAAACAAAAGAATTATTAACCCAACCACTAATAGTAGAAGGTGGAAAAACATTTACAGTACAATCAAGCACAACAGACTCATTTGATGTAGCTGTTAGTTATTTAAATATTAAAAAGGAGATAATAGGCTAATGACTAATATAATAACGTTAACACCAGAAAAAATAATAACTACAATTAAGAACAAAAAAACAGGGCATATTTATGAAACAGAAGAAGCTTTAAAAGCTGCTAATATACCCGAAGAAGACGTGCAAAGAGATGTAACAGTTATCATGCCACCTCTTGATTTAACAGGAAAAACAAAGTAAAAGGAGATACTATGGAAGAAAAAATTTCAATGAACGAATCAATACAAGCTGGAGCACCTGACATTAAATACAATAGAGGTGATATCAGAATGGGTGGTGGCAAAGATCAACAAGGCATGGAAATTGCGGCAGAAATATGGTCACAAATGGAGCCAGAACAAAAAGTTCAGTTTCAAAGTTTTGAAGCTTTTTTTCAAAGTGGTATCTGGAAACAAATTTTACAACAGTTGCAACAAGATCAATCAGGAATCCAATCTCAAGCTCCAGAAATGATGATGAGCGAGAATGTTAACATGCAGGAGCAAATGCCTGGTGGCGGAATAGCTGATGTTGACATGAGAGAAAAAGTTGCAATGGCAGCCAACGGTGGTTTGATGGGTCTCTATAACAGAGGGATGTAATTATGGCCCGAAATTTTATGGCGGATTACGATCCGGCTAATACGACAGGTTGGAAAAACACAGGACAAGTAGAAACACGTCAATCAGATGGAAGCACTAAAACTTCGTTTGATCGTAATCCCGATAGTAATCCAAGTTATAATCCACAAGCTCCTAAAGGAAAACCACAATCATTTAATGCAGGTAAAAAACAAAAACCATTTCAAAAAGCATTCGATGTTGCTGGTTCAGTATTTGATTTTGGAAAAAATTACGTAAGAAATAGAAAAAAAGGATTATATAATATTGTTCCAAACAATCCTAAAAACGAACTTCAATTTTTATCAAAATTACAAATTACTGATCCTGCAAAATACAATAGCTTACCACAAAATTTAAAAGATTTACTTGAAAACACACAGTATGATATGTCTGGTTCTTTTAAAGATCAACCTAAATTTTCTTATGACGATTTTGAATCTTTAACACAATTTGATGATGGTGCTTTTGCACAGTATGCAAGAGACATAGGTTCACCTGGATTATCTGTTTCGGGAGATATGAGTCAAGTTGGTGCGAAATCTGTTCGAAGAGATCAATTTGGAAACCCTGTTAAAGACATGTTTGGAAACACTCTTTTTGATTATGCAGATGCTATACCTGGAGGAGGTGGTGAGGGTCAAAATTTATTACCTCTTAATTATGGTGCTGCACCTGTTGAAGAAGAAAAAGAAACACAAGAATTTACATTTGATCCATCACGTTTTGGTGCTGGTGCAGAAGCAGCAGATGTAAGAAGAGCTTCTTATGTATTTAATCAAGGTGGTAGAGTGCCAAGAAATATGGGCGGCATCATGAGTACTATACCAAGACAAGGATATTTTTTAGGTAA